CCTTTCGGACAGTTGTCAAAAACAAATCCTGTCTATTTGCGAAAATAGTTCTTGACATAATGTATACATTATGATATCATCTTGAATACTCGCGATCCGTCCCCCTGAACTCCCAAAGGACGGCCAAAACAGGAGAAGATAATGAGCGGCAACGAGTTTTCTGTGTATCAATGGTTCCCTGATGGGAGCTATGAGCGTGTTCGTGAGTTCGTATCTGCCGACGAGGCAGTGCGGGCTTTTATGTTTTATACAACCAACGTAGCGGCCAAGCATGGTATCACTCAGAAGGTGATGATTACCGATGGCGGTGATAGCTGTGTGAGAGAGTGGATCACGGGTAAAGGTGTTGTATATCCGAAGGAAAGCGAAGGCTCGTGTGAGACACACAAGGACTAAAAATGATGTTAGACAATTTGGATAAGGCCGAGGCCCATACCATCACTGCAATACGAAGATTGGAAATGATACTTTGGCTCATACGCCAAAAGAGGGTATCTCCCGAGAAGCACGTACCAGCATATTTTGATCTGATCACCAACGATTTAGCTGCAATACAAGACGCCATATTCACTGAGGAAGAGTACACAGAGTATGTGGCGAAGGGCATAGCCCGATTGAGTAAGCGACATTCATACGAGTATCAAGTTACCTCCGACGACAATGGCAATGTGTACTATAATGTGGATGCATTGCTATCCCGCGAAGAAATGAAGCGAAGCGTTCTGTTTGCTAGGAGGTTGCCATGACCGGCTCACGGTTCACATGGCGACCTCAACTCACACCTGAGAGGCTTAAGGACTTTGTAGCAATAGAGAACATATCAGCCCAAACCCCATTGATCGAGATATGCAAGGCTGGTGTTGTGAGACTATGGGTTGCATACGATACAACTAGAACGGAGGGAACATTCACAGAAGTACTACGTGATGGAACTGTACAGACCGTAACCATATACCCAAGTGGAAAAAGAAATGCGATCATCAACAGACCAGCACACACTAAGGATACAAGAGTACGTAAGGCAAAGAAACAAGTTGCTGCTAAAAGGAAACCCCGACGATCTAAGGCAGTGGATGCGGGAGCGAAAGATACCCGTACCAAGAAGCAAAGACGAAATGCTAGTTGTGATGCACAAATCAATCACAGCAGCATTAAGCTTACCCAAGGAGTATAGACAGAGAAGTAAAGATTGGCTATCGGTGAGGAACCTGAAATCCCTAGACGATGGAGACTTGAAGTGAAAGTAACTGTTACGTTTGACGTAGGCGAAGAAAGCGATATGGTTATAGGTTCTAACTCAGTAGAGCGTGTGATCAATACGACCACGAGGATTGTATCCGAAACAGAACGCGATGAAGACGAAGTTGACACGAACATACAGGATTGGGAGATTTGTAAGCCCATTGTTGTAAACATATGGAATGCTGTGCGTGACGGCATCTTCCGAGCAAAGAAGGACAACATGCCACAGGTCCGCGATTGGGTCGTGTGAGACACACAACTACAGGAAACTGACAGATGCCTATGAAGAAGATACATGTTGAGTTTGAGTTAGACCCTGAACTCTTTATGAAGATGCTACAGCATGGTAGCTCAAGCATGAAGATATCAGTCTTCGGTGACGAGAAGAAAGCAAAGCTACCCAAGGAAGAAGCTAAGCTATTAGGTGCTCCCAAGCAGAGTAATCGAGGGCTTGTGAAGGGTGGTGCAAAGAAGATCATTATGGATTATGCAAAAGTCCATAAGGATGGGTTTAGTCCAACAGCGGTTAGAGAACCTGTTATGGAAGCAGGGTATGCCAAGAACACTACCTCGCCACAATTGATGGCGTTGATGCAGGAGGGATTTCTCAAGAGGAAGAACGGCTCATACTTCCCAACCGATAAGGGGATGACCTATGGCCAAGAAAGTTAACGGCCATGGATCGGGGGCATTGAAGCTGTACACATCGTACAACTTTGTGGATAAAGACCCGGTGATCGACAAGATGCGAACACTGGTTAAACGTGAGGGGCTCAAGTATGGGAAGATATCTGAGCTATCTGGCGTCTCTACCACGACGATGCATAACTGGTTTGAGGGCAAGACCAAGAGGCCGCAATATGCTACAGTTATGGCAGTGGTCCACGCTCTTGGATATCGTAACACGTTTACCAAGCGAGGACAGTGATGGACATTAACTTGGAAGAGTTCACTCGTAACCTTCTCAACGAGTCAGACCGGCTCACCGAGAATGCCAAGGGTGATGACGCGAGCACGTATATCATCAAGTTGACATCGGCAACTATGCTTACTTCTCTCGCCCGTTGTCTCTTGTCAGCCGATCAGCAACCAAGGACTACGCAATGAGCAAGTCGTTTCGCGTAGATGTTACCGTTAACTACCGTGACGGAACGGAGAAGACCATCAAGTGCAACCCACGCAATGTTCGCGACCTGAAGAAAACCGTAGAGCATTTCGTGTCTATCGAACCACAAGCTTCCAGCTTTATATTCACAGTGTGTGAGACACACAAGGAGAGTTAGCATGACCGAGACTACAACCGATCTAGGTTTCCAAGCGTCTATCTACGCTGATCTGGATCAGATGCCACACCGTCTGAAATTCCCAGATCGCTCGAACAAAGGAAAGAGTTTTGCTCTCTTGGCTATGTGGAAGAAAGTCCAGCAGCTTGCAGAGAAGAAGTACGAAACTCTTCTCGCATCCATGATTAAGGAAGATATGATTGACGACCCGAAGGGGATCACCACACCGGGCAATCACGTCTTAGCTGAAAGCGGGAAGTTCTCTGTAGTAGTCAATGTGAGTGTGCCGCGGAGGGAGTTCAATCCAGACTGGTTGGCTAACAAGCTGATGAAGGAGTATAAGGTTCCGGTCGCTACCACCAAGCAACTTATTGAGGAAGCCAAACGACCGGGTACGACGCAAGTACGTCGGCTCACTGTAGCAGAGAAGGGAGCATAAATGGCATTGGTCTTGGCACCTAGTTTTGATGACAAGACCCGCGAAGAAGTGGAGGCGCATCTTGAACAGGTGCGTCTTCGCCGCATAGCGGGGGCAATGGAATACCAGCAATCCAAGATGCTGAAACTCGAACGTGAGGAAAGCACTCTCCATAGTAAGCTCGCAAGGAACTACGACCAATTGGGCAAAGCTCTCTTGCGTATCGACAAAGACATTGAGAAGGTCGAACAGTATCTCAATGCATGCCACATGATCCAAACAGAGCTAGGTCTAACTATAGACCGTATCGCTCTATCCAAGAGGAAGTAACATGGCGGAAGAGAGGATGGAAGTCGTACCCGGTTCGCCGGAGCAAGTTGAAGTATTCCTTGATCTGCAACGTATGCTGGTCAAGCTTTATAACATGTGGCCCGAGGACTCTGCCATTGCTGTGTATGCCGCAGCAGCGGGGAGTGTCATTTCTCTAATAGAGGCACAGTATAGGATACATGTCGAAGAGTGTACAGGCTGTCAAGACGAAGGTCGTCCACCTACCATCGATCTCGTGTCCACAGCTAGAAGCAACTTTGATTATTACTATAACAGGGGGACGGAACAGGCACGTAAAGATAAGGAAGGCGCAACCGAGTTCGTTAGCAAGTTCTTTAATGGAAAGCACTCATAGGGGGAACGTATGGATTGGAATGATTACAACAGGGAGTTGCAAAAGAGAGTAAGTGATCCCGGCACAAGGTATATGCTTGGCCTTGTGTACGAGCGAGTGTTGGATTGCGCGAAGCAGGTCGATCAGAATAATAGTCTTTTATTGGCGTTCGCTGAAACTATGCAAGCCATGGTTAACGTCAATGAGGAGACAGCGGCTAAAGTGCGTGGTCTGCAAAAGGCTGTAAGCGGTCAGCATGATGGCATCAGTGTCGAGAGTGAACCCATAACCAATGAGTGACAAGATGCCATACAAATATATAGTCATTAAGCCTGACGGCGCACTTTCGTGTGAGACACACGCCAAGCCACCACAATGGAGGGAAATTCAAAAGTATGTCGGGGGTCCATTTCAACTGGTTCCATATTTCTCTTCACTTGAGTTTGATGGCACGAAGTATAATCGTGGGACTGCGTATTGCAACGAAGAAGGGTGGATTAAGCGCATGGCACCTAATCCTCTCGCGACCGCGTGTTGGATCAAAGCATGTCCGAAAGGAGACCCCGAGCGAATGCAAATAGCGGGGCCGTTGTTGTTCGTCGTAAAGGAGAGGGTGGATGTCAAAGGAAGTTAAAGGTTTTCTAGCCGCAGATGGTACGTTCTTCGACCGAGAAGCTGAGTGTGATCGTTACGAGGCAATGAAAGAATTAGAGAAGCTGTGTGACACACACGAAACCAACTTTGAGAACTTCCTAGTCCTACTCAATTCTTGGCATGGGCCAATAGAAAGGTACTACGATGCGGACAACAAATGTGAAGCCCACCAAGTCGGGAGGGTCCAAGAGCCAGAGCCCGAGCCCGATCCCGTCGAACGGATGGCAACACTTTTACCAACTAAGAGAGATCGTCCCAACTCTCCCCGCAGAGAGAGGTACATTAAGAGCATTCTCGAACAGTCGATTAGAGGCGATATCTGAATGTCCAACGTTTGGAGTGGTACACTCTCAACGTCAATACCCTCAACACGCCCGAGCTATGGCGCTCGAAGCCGGGGAGGCCATGCATCAGTTCTTTGCCGCAATGCGTATATGGCAGATGCATGTCATGCAGAAGCTCCCCGACCACGCCAAGGTAACAGGCAATCGCATCTTTGGAGAACCACGTTGGAAGGAGGTTTGGACAGCATGCAGGAAGCAAGCAAATGACATGGACCAAATCAGCCAACTGGCTGTTGATATCCTCAATACATCGGGGTACTACGATGACCCCAATGATAAGAACCGAACTCTGTCTAACATGCAGACCGCCTCAGTGGTATATGCTAGAGAAACGTATCGATATTTACATGCATGGCCGATTTGGGTTGCCGATGTCAAGTCACCGCTTAAACCCACAGGCGTTGAGCAGGTCTTTGACTGTGTGCTTGAGTACACAGACGGAAAGAAGATCAGGTTCATCGGGACGTTGGATGGTATCTTGGTCAACACAGTTCGGGACAATCGAATTACCATGGCCGACAACAAGACAGCTTCCCGCATGGACAAAGCATGGGTAGAGGCACACAAGACCAAGCACCAATTCACAGGCTACATGGCTTGCGGGATGGCCATGTTCGGCATCCAGATGTGGCATGCTAGGATATACGGGAGCCGCATCAAGCCAATGTATAGGGGAGAAGACGTACACATTGAACCAATCCAGCGAACTAGAGACGATATAGACCATTGGGCTAATTGGGTCAGGAGGCAAGTCGAGATATTCGAAGAGTACAAGATCGATTGGGAGCATGCGGAGCGACGCACACACTCTTGCAATAGGTACTTCAGGCCGTGTGCCCTCATTCCCTTTTGTGCTGACACTCCAGAGGGGCGTCAACAGCAATGGGAACAGATGATAGATACGATCCCATCGCCTAGCGAGAGAGCGATAGAGGCATGACAAACGGAAATGGAAAGAGTAAGTTCGTAATCAAGAAGGGAACAGACGTGGCTTCCCGCTTGACTATGATCTTGTGGGGGCTGCCCGGTACAGGAAAGACTACATGGGCAGCCACCGCACCGGGAGATAAGCTTTGGGTGTCATATGGAGATAGCGAGCATATCAGTGTGATGAACAGGAAGGACATTGACGTGCTTGATCTATCTGCGTATTCAGTTGATGACGTGTTCAATCATGGGCTGAGTACCAATCCATATGACTTGGATCATTACTTAGCGGAGCACAGAAACATCAGGACAGTTGTGTGTGACTCACTCACAGCAGTTCAGTATCTAGGCTTGAAGAAGGCCGTAGATGATAAGATGGGCAAGGGTCAGAACTTCACTCCTACAATGCAAGACCCCGGTCGAGCTGCATACGGTGGACGTAACCAAAACTTACTCGGCATAATGAAAGCTCTTCTTACCATCACAGCTAAACATCGAAGGCATTTGATATTCACTGCCCATGAAAGTGATCCGATAACCATCATGAATAGTGGCAAAGAGGAAGTGGATCGCATTTCAATAACTCTAGGCGGACAGCTAGTTGGTCAAGTGTCTGCTGCAATCTCAGAGATATGGAACCTGAGACAAGACACAATTGGTAAGAATGACCGAATAATCACTACTAGGGTGTATGGCAAACGTAGACCTATGAAAACGAGAATGTTTAGTCAGAAGGGTCCAGCAGAGTTTGTCATAGTTTACGATCCAGACAAGCCCGATACTGCACCGGGGCAGATAACCATCGCCTCATTTTGGGAGCAGTGGCAGAAGGGTGGCATGCAAAAGATATTTGTGCCTGACAACAGACGTGGAGCTAGGAAGGAAGGAACAATTCTAGGCCCAACTTCGGCTGTGTGAGACACACGAGCTTCCGACCGGGGATGTATCGCACCTCGTGGATGGGCCGGTCCCCATCCCACATATAGTGAGAAGTATAATGGCTGAACAGGAAGAACTTGGTATTATCCAACTGGATACCAATCTTGCGGATGTGGAACGTCCCCCGGAAATTCCCGTGGGTCGCTATGTCGGCGAGATTAACTCCGTCGAGGTGAAGACATCGGGTGCAGGTAACGAATACTTCGCGCTCCGTATCCTCGTTCCCTCGGAGAACATTCCTGCGGAAGTAGCAGAGCACTACGAAGACGGTGCGCTGTTCTTCTACAACAGGCTGTTGGTCCCCAAGTCCAACGACCGTCGTTCGCTGTGGAACATCAGGCAGTTCATTGAGAAGATCGGCCTTGACTCCAACACGAACGAGATCAACCCGAACGAGTGGATGAACCAGCGGGTTGGTGTTGTGATCGGAATGGGTAAGGACCTTGAAGGCTCGTTGAGAGCGGAAGTTCGCTCTATCTTCGCTGCTGAAGAGGCTCCGGCTCAGGCCGAAGAGGAAGAAGAAGAAGTGGCTCCGGCCAAGACCGCTGCTGGTCGCGGTCGTCGCCGGTAAATAAGACCGGGGGTTGTGTGTATCACACAACCCCCATTAACCGGAGTAGAGTAAAATGCCTGATGTTAACCTGATCACGATATCGTTGAGCCCTCCCCACCCTGAGAGCGGGATGGTCCCGACGGTCGTGAGACTATCGGGTCAAGATAAATATAACTTTGATCTAGCAGCACAGAAGTTGGGCATGTCAAGGGCCGTGCTTATGCGGGTTCTGCTAGTTAAGGGCGCTGATCGAATACTCAGCGAACTAGGTGTGCGAGCCGAATACGTACAGAACGAACACATAGACCTTAGTAAAGGGGAGACCCTATTCGATGAAAAGGCAGGAGATTAGCCTATCGCTAGAACAAGAAGAGGCGGTTGAAATGTGCCTCGACAGTCTCAACCGCATCTTCTCTGTTACTGGTCGAGCAGGTACGGGCAAGACTAGCGTCTTGGGGATAGCCTACGAAGAGACAATAATACAGGTGGGTTCGGGCAAGGTTGTGTTGTGTGCCCCTACAGGACGAGCAGCGAAGCGTATCTATGAACTCACTGGCATTAAGGCAAAGACTATCCACAAGCTGCTAGAGTTCCCGGAGCCCGACGATGAAGACGAACATGGAAACCCTATACCTCCTGATCCTCGTCGTAACCGCGAACGTCCTATTTACGAGCGCGTCGTTTATGTTGATGAGAGTTCTATGCTGTCACAGCAGCTATACGAACAACTCATGGCTGCGTTGCCACCAAATGGCAGAATTAGGTTCTTTGGTGATAACGAACAACTGCCACCTGTGGACAAGGGCGCACCCTTTGAGGAACTTCTCAAGACCCGAGCTTTCAAACGGCTCAATAGGTGCTTCCGCTCCGACGATGAAATCCTCTTCAATGCAGAGCGCATCAGGGTCGGAAGACTACCCGTAAGAAATGATAGGTTTGAGATTATCTATACCGAGCAACCCATCAAGCAACTGATCTCGTTCACCACGCAGGAGATAACACAAAGTGGCGTTCAGATTATCATGCCTACAAGAAACGGCAACTTCGGGACGAATAGGGTCAACCCTTCGTTGCAGCTTAAGTTCAATCCGACGGGAGACATCTTGCGAGTGGATCGTAAGGCTAAAATCCTCAAGGATGCACCGCCACCTGTTGCGCTTAGAGGTGGTGATAAGTTCCTATGGAACCAGAATGATTACACTCTCAAGCTTTTTAATGGAGACTTGGGTTACATCGATTGGGTCAACTCAGAAGACGGTTCTCTTCAAATATCTACAGAGGAACGACAGCTTGTTGTACCACCGTTTATACAGGTCTATAGCCCGTTCCACGGATCAATCATTCACTATGATCCAAGGAAGAAGATCGAACTTGGCTATGCTATTACCACTCATAAGTCACAAGGGAGTGAGTTCGACACGGTGATCTATTGCATGACGAGGGCTGCGCCTCGTATGTTAAACAGGAGGAACTTTTACACAGCAGTTACAAGAGCAAGACACAACGTGGTTATCATCTGTGACAGGATGGGCATGACCAACTCCATGAGGAAGTACAATGGCGGTTAAAGACGACGAGATAGACCCTGAGTTCAAGGAAGGAATGCATGTCATTGCATCAGCCCTTGATGAGCTTTTCAATGAGGACAAGAAAGGGAAAGATCGCACCACAGGCTTCGTGCTACTTATATTCCCATTCTCTGAACTTGATAAGGCCGAGCCGCGATGCAACTATATTTCCAACGCGGATCGTGAGAACGTAGTTACTTTGCTCAAGGAAATGGTTGCCCGATTTGAAGGCCAACCCGAAATGAGAGGGCATGCATGACACCATCTGACAGGAAGATAGGAGCGTGGCTATCGGCTGCGTTAGAAGACCCTAAAGTCTGCAAGGAGTTCAAAGCAGACATTCTGGAATGGTTAATGGAGAAGGATGATATGTCATCTTCGCATAAGGACGTGCCTGAGTACGACGAAGCTATCGTGTGTGAGAACCCGGAGTGCAAGCATGTAGAGGCCCCTGCCATCACAGGTCTCTACGGGATAGCAGGAGGTGGCGGTGCTGGTGTGTATAGTGTGTGCGAACATTGTGGCACTGTACTTAGCAAGTCGATAGACGTGGATGCGTGTGAGACACACGAAGAAGAGGAAGAGGAAGATGGACACGAAGACGCCGAAAGTGCTGCCCATACTGAAGTTCGCGGAACCGACGAAAACAAGTGAACTTGAAGATCACTTTCGTGCTCACGCATCCGACTTGGGTCTAGTGACCCAAGTCTTTTCGGAGGGTCCAATCAATGCCAGTATTGCTATTGTTGGAGAAGGTCCGGGAGAGTCCGAGGTCTCGAAGGGTAGACCGTTTATTGGGGGCTCTGGAAAGCTCCTTTTCGAAACCCTCAAAAGCATTGGTCTACATCGTACTGACATCTATACTACAAACGTTGTTAAGAGGCAAATTTCGTTATCTCGACATGGAAATGAACGAAATGAAGTTAAACGCGAAGAGTTCGCCAAATGGGCCGATCTTTTGGAATGGGAGCTTGCGAGATTGCCCAACCTCAAGACGGTTCTTATTATGGGAAACTTCGCACTCAATGCCCTTATGGGTGAGGAGAAGGTCACGAACTGGAGAGGGAGTGTCATACAACCGGCTAAACTACCCGGTAATAGACTAGGTACATATGTCGTCACGATCAATCCAGCTTACGCTATGCGTGAGTTGAAGCTAGAACCTGTGTTCACACTAGACATCCGTAACCGGCTGGGGGCAGTTATCAATGGTACGTACAAGCCTTACTCTATCGAGACGCTCATTAACCCGTCGTATCAACAAGCTCGCAGAGCGATCCGAGATATTAAGAAAGCAGGAAAACCAACTGCGCTCGACATTGAGTGGATTGCTAAGGAAACAGCTTGTGTGGGTCTCGCTAATGATCCAAACCACGCAGTCTGCATTAACTGGAGAGACGATAGAAGTAACCGTTATACCCTTCAAGAAGAAGCTGACCTCCTTTACGACCTCCAAGACTTGTGTGACACACACAAGGCAAACGATGTCCCGCTCATTGGACAGAACGCTCAGTTCGATACTTACGCTTTGCGGCTTAAAGATTGGCTCAGTGTTTCATTCTCTGATGACACCCTTCTCATGCACCACACTCTATACCCTCAACTTCCACACAGCCTTGGATTTCTCACAAGCCAATACACAACCCATCCTTTCTATAAAGACGAACTTGAGTCTTGGAAAGAAAGTGGCAATGTCGATGATTTCTGGCGCTACAATGGCAAGGATGCATGCATTACTTTACACTGCTTCAATCGAATGCGGAGAGAACTTCAGGAGCAAGACCTTTGGGAGTTCTACCGCAATCATGTCATGCGCGCGCACCCGCATTTGGTGAGTGCCACAGTCCATGGCGTGAAGGTTGACGTTCAACGAAAAGAGCAACTGGTTAAGCTAATCTCTGAGGACGTGCAAACCCTCCTTGGCAAGTTCCACGACATATGCCATGAGCTAACGGGCAATCCTTTCTACTCGCCCAACCCCGGCTCGTGGCAGCAGATGAGAGACTTATACTTCAACAAGCTAGGTCTGAAAGGCCGAGGCACCTCTACCGACGAGGCCAATCGGGTTAACATTCTGAAAAACCCTGAGACCCCTCCACTGGCTAAGGAAATGATTGGACTGGTAAACCGATACGCAGAAGAGGCAAAGTTCTTGGGAACTTATGCAGACTCTACTGTTGGTCCTGATGGGAGATTTAGGTGTGAGTACAAGCAGAACGGAGTCCAGAGAGCACCTGGCCGCTTGTCGAGTGCTTCATTGCTTGATGGCCAAGGCGGAAACATGCAGAAC